TTCAAGCCAAGCAAATTTAATAATTTTCCCAAAATTAGTTCTTCCATATTCTCCTATTTCAATTTCATCTTCCATATAAACCTCCTATTGTTGCAGAGCATCTATAAGTTCTATCTGTTGCTCTACTTTATTTTGTAATTCATTAACTTCTAGTTGCTTCTTATCAAGCTTATGTCTTCTGCTTTCAACCATTATCAGTAATACTAAAAATACTGCTAAAATAAAAATTGTATCTATAATATCCTTTTTATTCATTTTTAAATTTTCCTTTCTCTTTATCTAAGTATGTAACTGCTACTGCATATGCACTCCATATGTCTGCTTTAAATCCATAAAACCAACCTGGGTTCTTCTTTGTTCCTACTACACCAAATCTATCTATTAGTGCTTGTCTTATATTACAATCTTTGGCTTTCATTGAATTACATAAATTCATCTTTTCTTCTTTGCGGTATATATAATCATATACTGCTCCTAGTTCATCTGCTTCTTGTATAAATCTACCTATCCAAATGCAAGTATCAAAAACTTCTTTTCCAACTGGCATACCATAACAAGCTACCATCTCTATGACCACTTTTTCATATTCTGCATATCTAATGTGAAGAAGTAGCTCTTCGTTTTGAATTTTCCCTTTTTTTACTATCTTGTATGTTTCACTGTCTACAACACAATATGCACTCTCTATATTTCCGTGGATCTATTGCTAATATTTTCATCTTTTATCTCCAATTCTTCAGTTAAATACTGATATGTATATTTAGGATTATTTTTTCTTTGTTCTAGTTCTTTTAGATTTTTCAACGCTTGTATTAAATCTTTTTCTATAAACTTGTTTTTATATTTATCAATAAAAGTATTTTTCAATGACACTACTACATCTATTTCATCTTTTACTTTTCTTCTTTCTCCCCTTACATATTTCAATTGTTTTACTATTTTACATGATCTAACTGCATCTATATTGTGATTTTCTATATAATGCAGTAGCTCATCTTGTTTAATATCCCAAATACTTTGTTGATTTCTTAACTCTGATAGTCTTTTATCTATATCTTGAAAGAGTGTTAATGTGTATTTTAAAATATCTTCTATTTCCATATTCTCTCCTGTTTATTTAACTCTAATTTATTTTGTTCCCCTTCGATACCTGTAACATACTTGCACTGTTTAACTCCTCGAAAATAAATGTTGTCTAATTGCTGACAACCGTCTACATAATTCATATTTTAGTGCTTTTGCACAGATACCGTTCTAATTGTGGATAATTCATATTATTCTCCTAATAAATTCGTGTAATATGGTCCATATTCAAAGCTTCAAAACCCTTTAATGTTCTTTCGTAAACTGCTACCGTTTTACCTGTATACTCACATTTCTTTTTATCTATCGCTTTAACCATTCCCATATCTTCTAACTCTGACAAGCGTGGTGCGGTGTAATTCCTTTCCGTGCTAGGAATAAACCCTAAATCAAATAACTCCACAGCTAACTCTTTGGCTGTTTTAGGCTTGTCTAATCTATTCAATATCTGTATATATCTTATTTTTGCCTTATCTTGTATATCATCAAAACTCATTTGTCTTGTTGTTTGTGTTATTGTATTCATTTGTTTTCACTCTCCTTTATATTTCTTTATATTTCACTCATTAATCTTGTTTGTTCTTCTTTAGTAAGTAAATCCCATTTTTCGTCTTCTCTTAACGCTTTTGTTTTTTTCATATACTCTGAAAAACTTCTTCGATTTTCGACCTTATATTTATTAAATAAACATAAATATATATTATTATCATTATTGTTTGTGTTCACTAGTTGTTCACTGGTTGTTCGCTCGTTGTTCACTTGTTGTTCTATTCGCTGTTCACTTTGTTGATATTCATTCCAATTAATTATTGATATAAGTCTATTTTGTGAGCAGGTTTGCTGTTTAATTTGTTGTTCGATTTCGAAGGTTTTTAAAATTCTTTGTACTTTGCTTTCGGAAATGTCAAATTTTTCCGCTATAGCTTTTCTTCCCGTTATTAATTGTCCTTTTTTTAAAATTATCTTCTTTTTGTTAAATATTGCTGGACTTTCTTTGTGCGTTGCATTTAATAACAAATACATCCAAACTGCAAAGTAATCGCTATCTTTACATACAATAGGATTTTCTAATATCTTTCTATATGTACTAATCCATCCTTCCATTGTTTTCTCCTTTCGTTAAATTAAAAGGGACATAGAAGCCTTATAAAATTTTTATAAGATTATTTCTATGTCCTCCTTTCTTTTAATATTTCTTGTAGATTAATTTTTCTTTATTCCAATTTAAGCCATATTTTGACTTTAAATAGTCTTCTATCATTTGTTCATATAATTTAGTGTCTTGACCAAAATCTTCCTTATAATGACATTCTCAACACAATGTGACTATGTTCTCTTCTATGCCTAGACCACCGTTGTGACCTTTTTATAAAATGAGCATTTGCATAGCTCTTGTCCACATATTTTCCACAAATAATGCAACTACGATTATCTCTATTCCATACCTTTTCTTTGACTTTTTGAGGTATCTCACACGCTTTACTTCTTTTGCTCATCTTTCCCACCTCGCTAATAAACTTTTTAACTCCTCTGGTGTCATTGTTTCTATTTGTTGTTCCTTACAATCCTGTATTACGCTATCTATAAGTCTTGTCATTTGTTTAGTGTTATATGATGAACTTCCATTGTATGCTAGTAATACCACCTGTCCATATTCATCTATGGCTTTTTCGCAGAACCAACCTAATCCATTCTTTTGCCATATTCTTTCAAATTCAGTCATTACCTCTTCTTCCATTTGCAGAACTGTGTATTTACCAGCCTCTTTTATATGTTTTTTATATACATCTATATTGCTTATATTGAGTTTTTCAGCTAATTTTCCAATAAGAACCCATAAGTATGCATTAGCATTTAAAGAACGTTTTTTATACCATCTTGTTGCCTCTACATTAAGTTTCTTGTCTTTTAGTTCTTCTGCTTCCTGTAAAATATACTTATCGTCAAACAGAAATGTTATTTTAGCTTTTCCAGTTTTTAAATCTATTCCTATGTCATCTATAACTGCTGTATTCTGCATACTATTACCTTTCTACATGTTCATGCATAAACACATATTCTGAATTTTCTCCCATATTATTAAGTAAAAAGTCTGTTGCTTGTCCTTTGCTTAAATGTGTATTTCTTACTCTGCTTTCGTAATAATACAAACCTTCTTCTTGTTTCTGCTTTATTCTTTGTTCTAGTTCTTCCTCTTCATAATTGCCTTCAACTAAATATAAGTCATAATTCTTCGCTACTATTCCTTCGACTGTTCTTGTATCTGTCATATAAATTACTTTATAATCATCAAATAATACTCTGTAACCGCATTGAGGCACGTCATGATATAATTTGATTGGTACAATTTTAAATAGCTTATAATCGTATATCGTGCCAATTTGAAGTACATCTATGTTCTTCCTTAAAACTCCACATTCCAATAGTGGTTGTAATAACCATTCACAACAAGCAAATCTCAACGTTGGTCTTTCCTGTGCTAATTTCTTAATTGTTTCTTTTTTGAAGTGGTCTGAATGCAGGTGCGTAAGAAGTACTATTTTCAATCGCTTATAATACTTCTCTATTCTTTTAAAAGTCACACCACAATCTATTAAAATTATGTCTCTTATTATTGTTGCATTTCCTGTACTGCAACTAGATATAATTTTATAGTTCATTCATCGATACCTCTCTTGTTGTATTTTCTTCTTGTATTTGAGGTTGTTCTTCTCCTTCGTCTTGTTGTATTACTATATCCTCATTGTCTACATATTCGTAACTACCATCTGTATTAATTGTCGACATATCTTTTTCAACAGCTTGTTCCATTTCAATACTCATAATTCCCCATTTAGAGATTAATTGTCTAAGCATTGTTTTGAATGCCATTCCATCAAAGTCTTTTTCCCAAAATGTATAGCCTTTATGTGCTGCATACCCTTTAGAATATTTTATTGCATGATTTTCCATTTTTGATTTCGACCAATATAATGATTTTCTAAATCCATTTACATATTCAAACATTGCATAATATCCAACAGTTTCAGCTTGTTCTCTTTGCTCTTCGTCTTCTATTAGCTGTACTTCTATCTCTTCATTCAATGGATCATATTTAACTAGCTCTCCCTTTTTTATTGCTAATACATTTAATTTCTTGTATTGCCCAGACCTAATTGCTAATTGTATATAACCTTTATATCCTAGTTGAAATTGTGCTACTTTTGTGTATATTTCTCTTCCGCTTTCATCTTTATTTCCTGTCTTTTTATTAAAAGGCACTAGATAATATTGTCCTAATTGTGGGCTAGGGCTGAGATTTAAACTCTCTCCAAGTAATGCTCCACTTAAGATTGTTCCTGCATCACACTGTTGTAAATCTGGATTTGTTGCTACGGCACTTGATATACTTGCAATAAATCTTGTTGCTCTATTTTTATCTCCTAATGTTTGATTTATTAGTTTTTTATATGTATCACTTTGTATTGCAACACTAAATTTGGGTTTATTATTAACGGCTAATTGATTACTCATATTCATATCCTCCATTTACTAAAAATTCTTTTAATGCTTTTAATTTTGTTCTAGTTCCTTTTACTGTAAATCTTAATGTTAATATTTTCTCTTGTTTTTCTTCTACTGTTGGTGCTTGTAGAATTTCTTGTTCTGTTACTCTAAAATTATCTAGTGCTTGTTTTGTAACCTCTGTTTGTATTTTTATATCCTCATCTGCAATTCTTTGAGCTTCTTCTAATTGTTTCTGTTTTATCTCTTCTTGCTTTTTCTTCGTTTCTTCTACAGCCTTTATTCTATTCATAACGGTACTTATTGCCATACTTAGAACGTAACCATTTTGTTTATATTCAACTAATATTTCTTCTTTATGTTCTTGTAACATTATTGTTGCTATATCGGTATTTACTCTATCTATAAAGTCTTTTGCCTGTTTTTTTAATGATGTTTTACTGTCTGATAAGCCAACTCTGATTTTTGCATCCTCAAACTTTATAAAATCAATACTTAAACTTTGTTTATATTCTTCAAAATAATCTCTTATTTCTTTTTCTTTCTCTTGTTTCTGTTTATCTTCATAATTTGATACTTGTGAATTTATAGTTATATATGTGTCAGCTAATATTTTTTCTGTATCTTTTGAGAGTGTTTCAAATTGTGCTATTGGCTTCTTCCATTCTTCTACTGTTTTCTTTCTGTAGTCTTCAACAATTTTTTTAAATTTATTTACTTTTGATTTTTCATCTTTTGCTATTTTCATTGTATCTTCTGTAAAAACTATGTTTTTATAATAATTATTTAATTCAACAGCATAATTTTGTACTTCTTTTATGTTGCTTTCTATCTCTCCTAAGCTTTTTATTTTTGCCTGGATTTCTCCATTAAATTCTGGCTTAACTAATGTTAATTCATTATTTTCTTCCATTATTCTTCCTCCATAATCTCTTCAAAAACTTTATCTTCATAATTTCTGTCCATTTCTTCTAAATCGTGTTCGTATCTTGCTTGTTTATCTTCTGAATCTGTTGTTTCTATTACGTAGCCATTTACAATTCGTATCATTGACTTTCCTTTCTATCTTGTGCTATAATTAGTACAAGAGTTCATATTTATATGATTCAGTTGAGTTAGTAATTGGCTTCAAAATCTTTTACTAGCTCTTTAATTTTGTTTAGAATAATTTTTTCGTTATTGTAGTTGTTGCTTTCAGCTAGATCTTTTATTCTTTTGATCAATTCTGAACGCTCTTCATTATCAAATCTTAATTCTTTGTTTTCGTTATACAATGCCTTATTTTCTTCTTGCCATTGATGTATTTCTGCTCTTTGTCCGTCTATAAGTTTGTCTCTGTTAGCAATTTGTTTTGATTTTGTTTCTATGACTTCCTTTAAATGTCTCTTTCTTTCAAACATACTATTTCACTCCTCTCAATTCTTTTAATTTTAGTTTTAACCTTGCCATTGTAATTACGTGCCACACATAACACTTGTCTAATTTATCCATTATGTTCCTCCTTAGTTTAATAATTTACTTGTTTTCTTCATTGCAAATTTGTATATGCTAAATCCACTTAATCTATATACTGTTATTTGAACTAATAACAATATTGCAATAAACTTTGCTATTTTAGTTGCAAAATATAATATAAAAAATGTTATTTCAAATAAACTATACATATTTATCATCTCCTTTCTAAACTAATATTGATTTGGCTTTTTCTAATTTTGTTTCTGCTTCTATAGCTCTTTTATAAATTGCTTCATATTCTTGGCGAGAAACTCCTCCGTCTTTATATACTTTTACTTTATATTGATTGTTTGTTGTAAAACCTTCTAGCTCGCCTTTTAACAATTGCTTTTTTACTTCTGCCTCTCCTATGCCTGTTTGTTTAGCATATGCCCTTGCAGATAAGTAGAAAAATGGTACTTCCTGCATTACTTCCTCCTATTATTTTTCATTTTCTGAAAGTTCATTCTTAAAAAAAATTTTCTCTACCTTGCATTTTAAAAATTTAGATATTTCTAATGATTCATTTACTGAAAACTTTACATCTCCATTCTCTTTTTTAAAATAATTACATGGAGATTTATGAATGACCTGCGCCATATCTTCAATTGTATAACCTTTTTTCTCTCTTATTTCTTTTAATTTTTCATACATTCATCTTCCCCCCTTTCAGTTTCTGAATGCATTTTATTTCATTAACTGAAATTTGTCAATACTTTTTTAAAAAATTTTTAAATATTTTTTCATTTACTGAAAAGAGGTTTGCTTTTTTCATAAAATGAAAGTATAATGATTGTAGAAAGGTTGGTATTATTATGAATTTTGGAGAAAGAATTAAACAATTAAGATCTGAACATCAATGGACACAAGAATATGTGTGTGAACAGTTAAATATTTCTTCTGGAGCTTTATCTAGATATGAAACAGGCATGTATGAACCTAAATCTTTAGAATTAGTAAAAGATTTTGCAAAATTGTTTGATGTTTCAACTGATTACCTTCTTGGAAAGTCTGACGTTCGCAATCCAGAAAAAATAAAGATAAATGATGCTGACGTTGCTTTTGCTAGCGGAGTAAAAGCATTAAATGAAACTAATAAAATGATAATAAAAAATACTTTGGAAGCATTACTTGCTAAACAAGAGCAAGATAACAAAAATACAGAGGATAAATAAATGAATATAGATTATATTGAAGATTTAATAAATAGAGAAAATATCAATTTAGTAAATACTTATTTAGAAGATTCTGCTGGAGCATATATCAATTATAAAAAATTAAATGTAATTATATATGATACTACTAAAATCAAATCTTCTACTTACAAAAAGGAAGTTCTTGCCGAAGAATTACGGACATTATTACTATGATGCTACTTACAAATTTAATTCTGATATAGAATTTATTAATAAGCAAGAATATAAAGCAAAGAAATATTCATATAATATGCTTATTTCATTTGAGAAGCTGAAATTAGCAATAAAGAATCGGAATTAATGATTTATATAGTTTAGCAGATTATTTTGAAGTTACAGATGATTTTATGAAGAAAGCACTAGATTTTTATACAAATAAATATGGAGAATTTACAAAAGAAGCATTAATCTATTAATGCTTTTTTATTTTAGGAGGAGATATTATGGCAAAGAAAACAAATTTTAAAGTGAATGGGCATGAATATTATAAGACGACAAAAACTATTGGTCACAGATCCGATGGCACACCAATCAAGAAAGTTTTTTATGGCAATTCTAAAAGTGAAGCAGAAGACAAAGCAGCAAAGTATATTCATGATTTGAAGCTAGGATTAATCAGTGATGATAGAGCCTATACAATTAATATGTTATTACCTAAGTGGCTGTTTTCAGTAAAGAAAAATGAAATAAAACCCACTTCCTTCGAAAGCTATGAAAGTGTATATAGAAACTATATAAAGCCTTATTTAATTGCTGACCTACCTATAAAAGATTTAAAAAGTTTGAAAATACAAGAATACTATAACAAACTTTTGTCAGATAATATATCTACAAGCAATATAAAAAAGTCACATAAGCTGTTAAGACAATTCTTTGAATATACTGAAAGAGAAGGTTATATATTAAAAAATCCTTGCTCAAATGTTGCTTTACCCAAAAACAATAAAAGTACTGAAACAATCATTAATGAAAGAAAAACCAAATTTCAATATTTTAATGAAAACGAAATAGAAGAATTGTTAAAAATATTTAAAGATACTAGATACTATAACATTATATTATTTGCACTTGGTACAGGCATGAGAAAAGGAGAAATTTTAGGGTTACAATGGTCAGATATAGATTTTGAGAATAAAGAAATACATGTACTACATAATTTAAGTCATGTTGCTAACATCTCTGAAAATGGACAAAAAAATTATTCTACAGTGTTACAAACACCTAAAAGCACCAATTCTATAAGAGTTATACCAATGTCAAATAAAATATTTAATTTGTTAAATTCTTTGCCTTTCAAATCAGATTATGTTTTTTGTAATGACAAAGGTTCTCATTTTGATATAAAATGGACTGAAAAATTTTGGCACAATAAATTGAAAAATACTAATATGAAAGATAAAAGATTTCACGATTCAAGACATACATTTGCAACTATGCTTTTATTAAACGGTGCCAATCTGATTCAGATTAAAGAATTATTAGGACATTCATCAGTCAAAATAACAGAAATGTATCTTGACGCTTTACCAAAATCAAAAGCAGAAATTATTAATAAAATAGATTACTTATTAAACTAA